ATAGTAATCCAAAATTAATAGGATTTGAGAATGGTATATATGATTTAGAGAATATGATATTTAGGAAGGGAACACCAGAAGATTATTTAACATTTAGTACATATTATGAATATAAAGATATATTAAATATAAATGATAAAAATGAAAAAAATGAAAAAAATAATATATATAATAAAGATGTAATAAAATATATAAAGAACATTGAAAATATAAAAACATATTCAAAAAACATAAAAGAAATAATAGAAAGAGTAAAAAATAAAAATATAAGAGAAGAAGATAATAATAATATAAGAAAAATAATATTAGAATTAAATCAGATGAATAAAAACAAAATAGAAATGAAAGAATTAGATGAGAAAATATTAGTAGAGATATCAAAAGGATTTATAGAATATTTTGATAATAATTTAAATTATATAGATATTAAGATAAATGTAAATGATAAAAATGAAAAAAGTAAAGAAATAAAAAATTTTATAAAAAGAATAAAAGAAATAGAAGATTTTATCGAAACTATACAACCTAAAACAGAAATGAGATTATATGTTTTAACATATTTAGCTTCTATATTAGAAGGTAATAACAAAGACCAGAAATTTTTAATATTTACAGGTAGTGGTTCTAATGGTAAAGGTACATTATTTGAGTTATTAGATAATACATTAGGAGATTATTATAGTACCGTACCAATAACATTATTAACACAAAAAAGAAAAGGAAGTTCAACAGCAACACCTGAATTAGCAGATAAACACGGAAAACGATTTTTAGTTATGCAAGAACCAGAAAGTGATGATAAAATAAATGTAGGATATATGAAAGAATTAACAGGACAAGATAAAATAATGGCAAGACCATTATATGGTAATCCATTTTATTATATACCTCAATTTAAGATAGCTGTAGCTTGTAATATATTACCACAAATACCAGCAGATGACAATGGAACGTGGAGAAGATTGCGAGTAGCAGATTTTGAGCAGAAATTCTGTGATAATCCGGTAAATGTGAATGAACATAAAAAGGATACAAGTTTAAGAGAAAAGATGAAGAAATGGAATGATGTATTTATGTGGTTATTAATAAATAAGTATTTTATGCTGTATAATGCAATAACATTAGATAAAATAGAACCGGAACAAGTTAAGGCATCTACAGATAATTACAAAAACGATTCAAATATATATATAGAATTTATGGATGATTACTATATAAGAGATTGTGAAGGACAATCATTAAGATGTTTTTTACATAAATATATGGATTTAGAGGATTATGAATTGGTTCCAATGGAAGATGTTAATGAATTAAAAAAGAAGTTTAGAAAATGGTATTGTAAATATCAAAATGTTAAAAAAGTCCCTAAACAAATAATGGACGAATTAAAAAATAGTCTATTAAAAAATGGCTTTAAACAAGATGGTAATAATATATTGGGTGTAAAATCAATATAAAATCAATATAAAATCTAAAAAAAATTGATAAAAGTAATAGTTTGAATGACAATATAAGGTTCTAATATATATTAAGATATCCGTCTTTTCCGCAACTTCTGCAAGTGAATTCAAATCGCAAAAGCATATGATGTCACAAACATCAGGAAGAACTCGTCCATTGAGGTTTTCCGATTTAATTGCTGGAAGTGATTCTAGTTCTCTTACTGATAGAAGTTCATCAAGTGCATCAAGTGCATCAAGTTCATCAAGTGCATCAAGATCATCAAATGAAAGAATCCGTGCAATGAGATTTTCTGATTTAATAGCGTGTCCCGATTTTAATCCTATTACAAATGGAAGATCGACAAGTCCGATATTAAATACATCAAATTACTCAAGTGGTGGAAGTTCGAGAACGGGATATAATCCGTCAAGTGGTGGAAGCAGTCCAGTTGGATTTACTGGTAAATAAAATCAAAAAGAGAAGAGAGATCAATTTTTTTATAAGTTTTTTTTATAAAAACCAAATCATTTTTTTTATTATTTAATAAATAATATTTTCTTGGTGATTTATTTATTAAAGATATTATATATTCTTCACAATCTAATTTATCTATTATTTGTCTTAAATGAACTAAATCTTTATCATATATTTTACACAATTCATCATTTTCTATATCAAATAATATTTTACCAGTCAATATTTCATAATAGGAACATCCTAGTGACCAATAATCTATTTTATAATTATAATCTAATCCTAATATATTTTCTGGTGCTCTATAATATCTTGTTTGTACTGTTTTCTTCTTTTCATCAAAATGTTGCATTAATCCAAAATCCGTAATTTTTATTATCGGATTTTCTATTATTTTTTTTATTTCTGTTTCTTTTTCTTCTTTTTCTTCTTTATCTTTATCTTCTTTATCTTTATTTTTTTTATTTATAATAAATATTTTTTCAAATTTATTATATTGATCAGGATAAGATGAATAGGATTCACAATCAGTATCCTCATAACTATTTTCAGAATTATTATCAGAATTAATATCAGAATCAATATCAGAATTATTATTATCTAATATTTCATCATAAAAATTATTAATAATTTTATCAAAATTTTTTATTTTTTTAAATTTTTCTGGAAAATTATAATTAATAAAAAGATTATAATAATAATTTTGTTTAGAATTAGTTGAAAATAATAGGAAATTTTCTGGTCTTACATCACAATGTATATAATTACATTTATGAATAAATTCTATACTTTTTTTCATATCAAAATATATTCTATTAATAAAATCTTGGGGTAATTTATTATTATTTAATTTTAAAAAATCATATAATGAACAATAAGCAATTTCATAACCTATTATTTTTCTATCTTCATATTCAAAATTAAATAAAGGATAATTAATATATTCCGATTTTTTATTATCTAATATTAATTTTTCATTTATTAATATATCTTTTTCTGCTTCATCATCATCTCCTATATTATGAATTTTTAAAGCACAACATTTTATTTCAAATTTATTCTTTTTTAAATTTTGATTGTGATTATTAAAATATATACTAAACCACACATTTGCATACGATCCAGAACCTAATAAATATATTAATACAAAATATTTATCTTCCTCTTTAACATAAAAAAAATTATCCATTATAATTATTAATTATTATCTCTTTTTAAACTTTTTTAATTCTTCTTTATATATTTCTATTTCATTATTTAATACCTCATTCTCATCTTTTAATTTACTATATTTTTCTTTTAATTTACCATATTTTTCATCCATTTCTGTAATATAATCTTCATATTCCTTCTTCATTTCTACCATTGATAATTTTCTCCAAAATATTGTATCTTTTACTTGAACACTAAATTGTGCATTTACCGATTTTAATATCACATATTTTGGTAATCCCTTATTATTATATAATTGACCCCCTGGTCTATATTTCATTTCTCCCGTTTTTTTATCTTTCCCAAAATATCTTAAATGTGTCCCTAATGGCACTTTATATATATCATCCACTTTTATATAATCCTCCAATTTTTCATTTATTTCATCTTTTGTTAATTGGTCTGTTATCGTTGTTTTCGGTCTAACATACCCATTTTTTATATATGAACTATCTTTAATATTATCACTTTCCATTTCAGAATCATTTTTTTTACTATTCTTTTTACTATTCTTTTTACCTTCTTCCATCTAAATAATATATATTATATAATATATATTTTTATAATCAAATTTTTTCACTATTTATTCCTATTATTCTCCTGCTGATTTATCATATCCACTAAATCCTTGAAATTCTTATCTTTATTTCTCATGTAAAATATCATATGATTTCTACTCTTAATATTCCACTTATAATTACTTCTTATCCCCCTTATTTTTATTAATTTATCTTCTGTTATACTATCAAATCTCCCCTCTTTTAATTTTATCGGATAATATATATGAACGTATTTTATAAAATCATTCGGATGTAATATATTTATATTATCCTTCTCTAATATTTTATATCCCTCTAATTCATCCTTATATCTTTCTCTTATATCTTTTTCACTATTTCTTATCTCTATCTTTAATATCGGCATTTACTATATTATATCTATATTTTTTTATAATTAATTTTTATTCCATTATATCTATCATCATATCGTCATAACTATGTTCAAACTCATATTTTAAACTTTTCGACTTTTCTTCATATTTCTCTAAAAATTCTATTATATCATCACTTATCTCATATTTTATATTATTATTATACTCATCTACATCTATTTTCTCTATTTCTTCCATTATTATTTTATAATATACATCCTCCTCCATCTTCTTTATATAATTATATTTCTTTTCAAACATCTCTGGTATATCCTCCATATTATTATTTATAAAATTTTTATATATCTTGTATTCACCCCTAAATAATACTAATTTATCATTTATCTTATTTCTACTCCTCTTTATTATACTCTCCTCCTTCTTTTCTATTATCCTTATATGATTTTCTATTTTTATCATATTTTTATATTCTTCCTCAAATAATATCTTTATCTCACCATATAATTTATATAAATTATCTATCTTCTCTTTTGTCTCTTTATCCTCTTTATCATCTTTATCATCTTTATGTTTATTATCTACTTTTATATTTGTTTTATATCCCTTTTTTTTTATTATATTGTTTTTTAAATAATATATATTATTATTATTTACTTCCACTATATATATCATATTTTTATCATTATTATTAAATGATTGTAGTAATTCTACCGCCTCGTTATATGTTAAATCTCTTATCACTAACGGCACCATCAAATTCTTATTCACAAATATATATTTACTCATTATATTCTATCTATTATTTTATTATTTATATTATTAATATTAAAATATTAAAAATTAATCAATAAATTAAAGATTAAAATAATATATTTTCCTTTTTATTTTCCTTTTTATTTTTCGCCTACGACTCAATAGAGTCTTCGTCGTTGTTTCGGGGATGCCGAAACAATAATAAAAATAAAAGATTAAAATAATATATTTTGGCGCAGATTTTCATTTATAATATTATTTAGCTTTTGCTTTAATACTTTATAAATAGATTTTGCGCCAGATTTTCATTTATTAATAATAAAAATTAAAGATTAAAATAATATATTTTGGCGCAAAATCTATTTATAATATTATTTAGCTTTTGCTTTAATACTTTATAAATAGATTTTGCGCCAGATTTTCATTTATTAATAATAAAAAAAATTGACTCCCAAGGTAGCAATTTTTTTAATAAAAAAAATTGAATAAAAAATATAATAATAATATAATAGTATATATATGTCAAATATAAAGTTAGCATTTGAGTTATTAAATAAGATTAATGAAAATATAATAAAGTTAGATAAGAGGATAGATAACATAGAGAGGAAGACAAGAAATACGAATGATGGAATATTTAGGAGATTAAATAATATAAATGAAAATATGAATAATATAAAGAATCACAATAAAATATTGCATCAAAAATTAAATGTAATACACAATGATTTACAAGATCTCTTTGAAGATGAATTAGTTGAATCTGATGAGTCAGAAGATTCAGAAGAATCAGATTCAAATTCAGAAACTTCAGAATCAGAAGAAGAGAGAGAAGAAAGAAAAGATAAAAAAGAGATAGAATTCAAGATACCTATATTTATGATGAATAGAAATATAGAAAAAAGTGGTAATACAAAAAATTTTTTTTCGAGATTATTAAATAATAATATGGAAGATATGGAAGAAAAACCGGTAGTTAATTATTTAGAAGATTCAGATGATGATGAAGATAAGATAGCGACAATAGAAGATATAAAATATAATAAGAATGAAGAAAAGAATAAAATAAAAATAGTAGAGATAAGTGATATAATAGGGAGAAAGAGTATAAAGAATATAGATGATTTAATAAAAATAGGAAATTATTACAAAGAAATAATAAAAAATGTGGAAAATAAATCTAATAATTCAAAAAGTAATAAAAGTAATAAAAGTAATAAAAGTAATAAAGAAAATAGATATAAGAATATGGATGATGAGATAATAAATAGTGAATATGAGATGATAAATAAATTTTTAGAGAGTTTAGGAAAAATGCCAAAAGACACATCAAGAATATCGATATCAAGATTAGTAAAAGACAAAGATGGGATGGAAATAAAAAAAACGAAAAAGATATATAAATATGATAAAAATAAAAATAAAATGATTCAAACAAAATCGGAAGAATCAGATTCTGAAGAAGAAAAAGATGAAACAGAAAAATCAGAAGAAAATAAAGATAAATATAATTTATTTGAATTAAATAATAAATATTATACAATAAATCTTGAAAAAATTAATAATATGATGCCACATTTAATAAAATTAAAAAAGATGATAGGATTAGATGATATTAAAAATGAAATTATAGATATGTTATTATATTATTTAATGAATTTTGAAAATAAAAATAATAATATGTTACATATGACACTTGAAGGCTCACCTGGTTGCGGAAAAACTAAAATAGCGAAAATAATATCAAAATTAATGGCGAGTATGGGAATATTACAAAATGATAAAGTAATATATGCAAGAAGAACAGATTTAATAGGAAGTTATTTAGGTCATACTGGACAAAAGACACAATCAATAATAGATAAAGCACAAAACGGAGTATTATTTATAGATGAAGCATATTCATTAGGAAGTAGTAAAAAAGATATATATTCAAAAGAATGTTTAGATATATTAAATCAGAATTTATCAGATAATAAGAAGAATTTTATATGTATAATAGCGGGATATAGTAATGAATTAGAGGAATATTTCTTTGCATCAAATCCTGGATTGACTAGAAGATTTCCGTTTAGATTTAAAATAAAAGATTACACATCAAAAGAATTATGTAATATATTTATAAATAAAA